ATCCAATCCTAAAGCAACGTGTAGGTCAACCATAAGTCTTTCCTGCAGAACTGATTTTCCCTGCCCGCTAGTGCCATAACAACAAACAACAAAAGGTGCTTTACGAATAGAGCCTGAATTGCGAATTGTGCGAAATTCCGCACGCATATCATGCAACTTGGTTTCCATTATTAGCAACATATTCTTTTCATTAGGTTCGCATAAGCTCTTCAAGTTTCTAACATCATTGATGACTTGATCAAGTCGTGCAGAATACTCCGAATCAGGTATGTTAGCCAAAATTTGGAGATTTCCAGTGACCACATGACAAAAATTACTTTTGACAAAATTATAGTCGTCTTGCAACTTCTTAATGCGAACATCTGAATAAAGAAACGAACCAAGCGTACCATTTGCAAACCACTCACGACCACCTTCAACGAAATAGATCACACTATCCATTATGGCGGTCATTATGTCAGTAGCGTAAACGTGCTTACGTAACAATTCTGGTGAAATAAGTTTCACTCCACCGACACTCCATGTTACACTTGCTGCTTCACAAAGGCCGAGTGTGACACAAGCACTAAGAATATATGACAATTTTTTAAACACATGATGATTCTTAACCAAATTAAAATTGTCAGATAGACCACGCAATGCAGTCATAAAATCATCCATACCGCCTTCTGCTTCATAAAGATAATCACCAGAGGAAAAGATTCCTAGTGGATCATCATATTCATAATCGCTATCAGGCAAATCATCAAAACTCTCTTGCAAGAAAGCAGAAACTTCTTTACGAAACTGCGCGTCACGTCCGCTATTAAATAGACTAATGACGTAACCAATTGCCGACTCAGAAATACTCTTATCCGAAAAAGTCTTCAAATAAGTAACAATCTCCAAAATAACCAACTTCTGGTCAGTCATAAGGCTAAGTTTAGTTATCGTCAGCAAAAGATCTTCAATCCGTTTCCATATCAACTCATTGCCACAACACAATGACCTAATAGTTTCCTTCATATCCAAAATGCCAGAATGGGGAACATAAGACTTCTTATTAAATTTAATCTTAACTTTATCTTTCTCTACTGCCTTCTTATTACGCTTACGCTTAATATATGAAGTGCGAGAATAATCCTTAAACGTGGGCAATTCTGTAAAATCCAACATTGATCCTAAAACATCCTTCCTAGTTTCCACTACTGTTTTCCGTTCACCACACTCGGGCACATATGTACCGAAGTGTTCGTTCATCTCAATTACTGTTGAATGGATGTTACGCAATCTAATGGTATCATTCCACTGTGTTTGCCACTTATCAACATAATCAAGCAATTCCTCCGAATATTCGGGTTCTTCAAAGATCTTAAAGCCCCAACGATCTCTATTCTCAATTTCTTGATCATAAAAATATTTTGGCAGAACATCATCAAAGTTATCATGCACATAGTAACGCCTATTGGCAGTACGCCATGTATTAAATGATTCATATCCAAGATCATTAATAACCCAATTTTCCAACTTCTCTCTTTCGCAACGCCGCGAATAGTTCCAAGCATTGCGTATTAAACGCCTTTGCTCCGTCTTGTCCATATTACCAAATGGTGCGCAATTGAGCTCCCATTTGGTCACATTTTGTGCCTGCCCATACTTAGGCAAGGTCTTTCCGCATTGTTCATCTTTCCAAAATGAAAAGGTGCTTGGTTCCAACATCATAATAATAATGCTAAAACAAAGGAAGAATCTTTAAACAAACTAATAAGCGATACAATCGTAAGATCATAAAGAAAACTAAAGTCATAAAAATTGTAAGGGGG